TCGCTCTTGCCATAAGTTAAATATGTGAGCATAGGGTACTTAGTTAGCAGTAAATTCTTGTAGTTGTCTTCCATTAAAGTTATTTATGCCATTTCAAAATGGCTGAAAAAATCGGCTAAATACTTGACTATGCAAACAATAACGTGTTATTATTACCCGAACTCGGTTGATGTTCAACTGAATACGGACCCAACGCTCACACTAAGGAATAGAGTTATGTATCAACGATCAGTGAAAGTTTACAAGGGCGTGGACAACATTATTAGATTTAGATTTAAGAACTCTGAACAAAAACCAGTGAATGTTGATGGTTGGGACATAGCGATGAATGTTCTTGATGAAGAGCTTGGAGAAGTTCTATTCACTACTCAAGCAACTGTTGTGGGTAGTTCGGTGGACGGGGTGGTAGTTGTGACATTGAAAGAGCAAGATTTGATGGATATGGGCAAAGAATATTACAACTATAGCTTGTCAGTCACTGATCCGACCACTGGCCAGCAGCAAGTAGTTTACGCTGACGACAACTATGACGTTCGTGGCGAGTTGATTGTAAAGGCAGGGCATTATCCCACAGTGCGTGATAGCATTGAGGTTAGCATTCCAACCAACGCTGTATCACCCATCATCACCAGTGCTGTATTGACTGGCAGCAATTCACATGATCAGCGGTTGTCGCATACTGCCCAGTTTTATTTTAACAACTTTACGGGCAGCATTGACATCGAATCGACACTGGACGAGCTACAACCAAACGGAACAACGAGCGCGAATGTTTCGGTAAGCTGGGCTAACATTGATTCCGTTGCGTATGCTAATCAAACAACGACTGATTACCATAACTGGGAAGGAATCAGCTCTGGTATCCGTTTTGTGATTACTCCAGTGACTGGAACAGTAGAAAGGGTGGTATATCGTGGGTGATGAAATTTTGTCCGGCGGGATCGATGTCAATATTGTGTCTGGGACTGACGCTGAGATGATACTTGAGGAGTATTTTGATGTTTCGGTAGAAACCGAGTCTATGCCATTGGAGGCTGAGGACACGCAACGATTCAATGAGTTTGATAACCCAGGTGCCAAAAATCGATTTTTGGGCAACAACTGATTTTGCTGGGCTTGATCTTTAGTCAAACTGCTTTACTTTCCCTAAAGCATAGTGCATAATATGCACTATGCTTTCTAATATAATACAAGATACTGTCCTCCAATACTGGCACGGAAAACGTAATGTCAAAGGCTGGATTGTAAATAATGCTGTCTGCTGTATTCATAACGGCGAGACAGTAGACACACGTAAGCGTGGTGGAGTTATCGTAAATACTGACAACTCAATCTCTTACTCTTGTTTCAACTGCAACTTTAGCACACGATATACACCTGGGCAGCCAATGGGGCATAAGTTCAGGAAACTGCTCAAATGGCTAAATGTTGATGATTTAGAAATACAACGGCTGGTCATTGAATCCATCAGAGAAAAAGAGCAGATGGAAATGCTGGGGCTTATTGCTCCGTCGATCCAAGCAGATATCGTAAATATTAACTTTACCCCAGAGCCTCTCCCTGAAGATTCAATGAGCTTTATGCAAATAGCAGAGTGGAATGAGTTAAAAGGAGATTGGGCTAACTGTCATCAACTGTCCGCAGCAGTGGAATATGTTTACGCGAGAAAAATCAACCTGCAAAAATATGAGTTCTATCTTACCAACGCCAAGGAGCAGCAGCTAAATACTCGTGTTATTGTTCCGTTCTACTGGAAAGGTCAGCTTATTGGATACTCGGCAAGGGCGATGAGTGATGATGCATCAGCAAAGTATGTTACAAGAGTTGACAATGGGTTCGTGTTTAACATAGACAAACAGCAGCAAAACTGGCAGTTTGTGATTGTGTGTGAAGGATTGTTTGACGCAATGAGCATTGACGGAGTCGCAGTAATGCATTCAAGCGTGACCGCAACACAAGTAAACATCATAGAAAGTCTCAACAAGGAAATCATTGTAGTGCCAGATTGGAACCATAGCGGGCAGAACTTAATAGATGTGGCACTTAATAACGGGTGGGGAGTGAGCTTTCCAGTGTGGGCAGAGACCTGCACCGACATTAACGATGCAGTTGTAAAATACGGAAAACTGTTTGCCTTGAAAGCAATCGTTGATGCGGTTGAGCATAATCCGCTTAAAATAAAACTATTGAGAAAGAAATATGGCTATTAAAAACTATACGGAAGATGTGCAGAAGTTATTTTTGGAGATGGCTCTGCAATCGCCGACGAGTTATGTTAGGGTGCAAAATATTTTCAACCCATTAAACTTTTCACGGGCTATGCAAGCACCAGCTAAGTTTATTCAAGAGCATACGGATGAGCATAAAACTATGCCCACCTTTGAACAGATAAATGCTGTATGCGGAACTAAGTTGGCGCCACCAGGTGAGTTAAATGACAGTCACTATGATTGGTTCTTGCAAGAGTTTGAGGGATTTAGTAAACGAATGGAACTTGAGCGAGCAATCTTGAAGGCTGCTGACTTGCTTGAAAAGGGCGAATACGACCCAGTGGAAAAACTGATCAAAGATGCAGTTCAGATTGGGTTAGTTAAAGACATGGGCACTGATTATTTTGCTGACCCTAGAAAAAGGTTGATGGAGATTAAATCAAGCAATGGTCAAATCAGCACTGGTTGGGCTAGCTTAGATCGAGCACTGTTTGGGGGAATGAACCGTGGTGAACTAAATATATTTGCTGGAGGTTCAGGATGTGTAACTGCTGACACGGAGGTTGAAGTTGTTATCTTACCAAACATTAAGAGATTTGCTGCTGCACGAGTTCGTAACTAAAAACAACGGGTTCAATTCAAAAAAACGCATGTCAGAGGAAATTGCTTGCTCAATATTTGAACATACAAAATTTTTAGATTACCCAGCACCGTTGTTAACGAGAGTATCTTACTTGCTAGCGGGTGAAATAACGCAGCGAACATGCATTGAATGTGGAACCACAATCCGATCTCACAAATCATTTGCGAAAACTTCAAAGTTTTGCTCTGCATCTTGCAGCAAAAAAAGTAATGTAACTCAGCAAAAACGTATAACTACGACCATACAGAAGTATGGAGTTCAGAATATTTTTCAAAGAACTGACATCATTTCTCAATCGATTATTACGAAATATGGGGTTGACAATATCTCTAAATTAGACTCTACTAAGAAAAAAATTGGAATAAAAAGCAAACAAAACACCCAACTTAGACTTGAGAAAACGAAAATTTCTAATTTGAAGAACTACGGCGTTGAGCATACGAGCTCATTGGATGAAGTTAAGGGCAAGGTGCGATCCGCAATGATCGAACATTATGGGGTGCCTTCTTACTTTTGCACTGCTGAGTTTAAAACTAAAATGAACGAGTTGTATGACGGCATGAATCCGTTTCAGATTGAGGAAGTTAAGAAAAAAAGCAAACTTACTAAATTTGAAAAATATGGCGATGAAAATTTCAATAATCGCGGCAAAGCGTCACAAACAATGATTGAAAAATTTGGTTGTCACCCATCGCAAAGTCATTGGTCAGATGAAGTGAAGTTTTTCATGGAGCACCCAGATTCATTTGCTGATGTGTTGCATGGCAATACTATTAACGCAGTAGCCGAAAAATATAATCTTGCGGCAACTACTGTTCGAAACAGAGCATACGCAATGAATTTAATTGATTACGAAAAACGGCATAATCAATATGAAGATATAATTGCCCAATTTCTTAAAAAGAATAATATTAAGTTTGAACAAAATAATAGATCAATTTTGGCGGGGAAAGAATTGGATTTCTACCTGCCGGAGAAAGAAATGGCAATTGAATGCAACGGCATTTTTTGGCATAGTGAGTTAATGGGCAAAGGAAAGGACTACCATTTAGGAAAAACAAAAATATGTGATTCTAAAGGAATCAGGTTACTTCATTTGTGGGACTACCAATTTGATGACAATTTAGATTTGCTAACTAGCATGCTATCTGCCAGACTGGGAATAATAACATCTAAAATAAGTGCAAGGAATACTCAAGTTAAAAGTATATCTTCTGCTCAATTTTCTGAGTTCATGGGAGAAAACCATATTCAAGGCAAAGTTAATGCTAGCATTCGATATGGATTGTTTAGCGATGGAATATTAGTTTCTGCTATGGGTTTCGGGAAATCCAGGTATTTGAACACAGAATACGAGTTATTGCGGTTTGCGTCAATCAAACATCATTTAATTGTTGGTGGCGCAAGCAAACTGCTGACTCATTTCATACGCTCTAATACAGTTGACCGTGTAATCACATACGCAGATCGAGATATTAGCGCAGGGAATGTTTACGATTCCCTTGGATTCACATTGATGGGAGAAACACCACCGTCTTACTTGTATTTTAAGAATAGAATAGTGTATAATAGATTACAATTTCAAAAACATAAACTTAGCACCCAACTTGATGTTTACGATGCCAATCTAACGGAATGGCAAAATATGGTAGATAATGGATATAATCGTTTTTGGAATACTGGAAATTTTAAATATGAAATTACAAGAAAAAATTACTTGGCTTAGTCAATTTTATTCAGCTGCTGAGTTGTCATTACTTAACAGTAATACTTCTGCCGTTGATGAGTTGTATCAACTTACTCAACCAAAAAAAGTTCCGATCGGATCACTTAGTGGTAAGGTAAATGATCAGAAACTATTAGTGGCAAGTCCAGACGGGTGGGTTCCTGTTACTGATTGCGTTGAAAAAATCAAAGATATTATGTACAACTTTACCTTCGCTTCTGGGCGACAAGTTAAAGCTAGTTTTGATCATTTGTTTCAGAAGCCTGATTTAACGTGGCACTATGCAAAAGATTTAACAGTAAACGACATATTATTATCGAAAGAGGGGTATGACACGATCGTGGTTATCGATCAGATTAAGAAATCGACCAAGGTATATGATTTAGCAGTTAACCATAAAAATCATAGATATTACACGAATGATATTTGCAGTCACAATACGGGCAAGTCACTTTTCATGCAAAACATTAGCGTGAATTGGTTTTCAGCAGGGTTGAATGGGCTATACCTGACACTAGAGTTGAGCGAGGGGCTGTCTGCAATGCGTATTGACGCAATGGTGGCAAACTGCAGCACGAAGAGCATTTTCAAGAATCTTGATGACGTAGAGCTCAAGATTAGAATGGCTGGTAAAAAAGCTGGAAAGTTCCAGATAAAATATATGCCAGCCCAGAGCACAGTAAACGACATTAGGGCGTATATTAAAGAGTTTGAGATACAGACTAACTCTAAGGTTGACTTTTTGATGGTTGACTATTTGGATTTGCTTATGCCAGTTGGGGTAAAAGTATCTCCAGAAAACTTGTTTGTTAAAGACAAATATGTGTCAGAAGAGCTACGGAACTTAGCTAAAGAGCTGAATGTATTATTCATAACCGCTTCACAGTTGAACAGAAATGCAGTTGACGAGGTAGAGTTTGATCACAGCCACATCTCGGGTGGTATTTCAAAGATCAACACTGCTGACAATGTGTTTGGTATCTTTACTTCACGGGCAATGCGTGAAAGTGGCAAATATCAGCTTCAACTGTTGAAGACTCGTAGTAGCTCAGGCGTTGGGACGAAGGTTGACCTAGTCTACGACGTAGAAAGTCTGCGCATTGTAGACGCTGGAGAACAAGAAAGTGATTCCCCAATGAGCAAACTGCCCGCCGCAGTGCTTAGTAGCTTGAAGACTAGGTCTAAGATAGTGAAGGAAGGGGAGTCACTCGATGGTGACACTGGTGAAATCACAGCTAAGAAGCCGCCAGTGGCGGATATCCAGTCTAAGAAACTTTCTAACATGCTGTCAAGCCTCAAGTCACAGTTAAAATAGTTTTGATCTAGAATGGCATAAATACTACAACTAAACTGGAGTATTTTCTTGCAGAAAAAGACACGATCTTTGCTAGACGAGCTGGATAACCTGCTGGTTCACCGTGATAGAGAAAACCTGCTGGAAAGCAGGGCAACGCACATCATCCAAGGCGCCATCAACCTGATTCAGACCCTGCGTGAAAACTATAATGCTGAAGTAGCTGCTGATCTAGAGCGACGATTGTTGAACAGCATTAGGGGTCAAGACGCTTCTAAGTTTACTCGCGGACTAAGAAGGATTAAAAATGAAAGTAAATGATATAATAGTTGACGAAGGGTTTTGGGACTCAATTAAAGCAGGAGCAACTGCTCTTAAAGATAAGGCATCATCCGCAGTATCTGCTACAGCAAATGCAGTAAAATCAGCAAAAGGTGCAGCATCGTATGGGTCATCTCCTACTACTCATGCGAATATGGGGAATAAAATAGTCAATAATGTAACAGCTTCAACCATTAAACGGTGGGAAGTCAATAAGTTGCCAACTCTGTCAGATGCAGTTAAAGCAGATCCTGCAGCATACAAAAAATATCTTGACAGATTTTTGAATCAGTATTACCGTGAAGATTACTCAAGTGACTTGGAGTTACAAACAACAGATTCAAAAGCTGTGCGAGAATATATTAAACAAGCAACTTATGCTCGCAATAATGGAGATGTAGTTCAACCAAAACAAGAGCAACCAGGTCAAGAGCAACCAACTCAAGAGCAACCAACAGCACCGACACCGCAATCAAACTTACCTGCTACACAGCAACCTCAACGGCCACCGCAACCGCAGCTACCGTCGCAACCTAGATTGACTGCGCCAGCAGCAACACCTGCAAGCAAATACGCTGCAACTAATGCCGATGCTGAAGACATTGAAGTAAAAACACCTGGGCAAAAACCTGCCGCACCGCAACCTGTAGTCGATCCAGCATCGATGAAAGATGAGTTTACCCCAGCGTATGAACAAGCGGTTAAACGTGGAGATCAAGCAACGTTAAAACTTATTGCTGCAGCAAGACAGCAAAAAGCCCAAGGAACACAAAGCGAGTCTATTCGTTTGCGGGCAAACAAACTATTAGAATCGATGATTACTGAAGGCGGGAATGTGTTTGACGATGTATCCCCAATCAAGAAAGAGTTTGTTCCGGGACTGATTAAAAATATCCAGTCCTTGATGCCACCTGGCATAAACATTGTCCCTCATATTGGCAGTGCTGGCTTTAAGATTCAATCTGGTGACATGGATGTATTCGTTGACGCAGGAAAAATAGCTAACTTTTTCAAAGCACCTGACGACAAGATTGCCAAAGTCAGGTTTAAACAGTATGTAAACGATAAGGGATTTCAAGCAGCACTAACTGGCAGAAACGTTCACGTGAGAATGCCAGTGCCTGACGGAACCTTCGTTCAGGTTGACGTCATGGTGATCCCAGACGCAGAGCGAGTGGCCCCTTTCCATCAGCACGGACCATCCGGGCAGTATGAAGATCCAGATTTTAAGGGTGGGCATCTGTTCATCATGTATTCTAGCCTAGCCAAGGCACTTGGGCTAAAGTTTTCTCCGTTTGAAGGTAAACTGGTAGATCGTGCCACCAATAAAGTAGTCGCAGATAACAAAGCTGCCGCCGCCAAGATTCTGTTAAATCCAGCAGCCACAGGTGCTGACATGGCATCTGTAAAATCTATTATGCGAGCTCTTGCCAACGACCCCCGCAAGGAAGAAAAGCTAGCTCAAGCTAGAGCTGACGCTACTAAGGGGCTTATCAACTTGCCTGAATCAGTTCAACCTGGGTCAGCACAATGGTTCAGGAACTTACAAAATCTACTATGAAAATAAATGAGATTGAGCTGATAGGAGATCAAACTTTTTCGCTATCCACAGCTGAGCATTACCTGTCTATGGCAAGCCCGTTGGGGGTTGCTGGTGAGTTTACTGTATATTACGCTGAGTTTGATGATGCCAGGGTAGCAATGTTTGTTGATGATAAAAAACAAGTAGCCGCTTATGCTGGATTTCACTCACGGTTAAATGGTAAAGTTTGGATGGCTAGGCATGCCCAAGTTTTTCCGCCGCATGAAGGCAAAAACCTGATGGGGCAACTCTATAAATACATTAAAGAAACATTGAAGAAATCTATACAGAGTGACATTTATCAAACTTATGCTGGTAAAAAACTGTGGACAACGACATTGCCAGCACTAGGATTACACCCAATGATTTTTGACACTAAGACAGAACATATTATAGATCCAAAAACTTCTAATATCAATGTCTACCCTGGAGATGATGATTCAGAGGTTCAACGGTATTGCTGGATATTAGAAAAATACGACCATTACCCAGAACAAAATATTTTGCGTGAAAACTCTATTTTGAGTCCATATACTGGTCTATGGTGTAAACCTGGTGATAATAACAAACATAATTACATGCTATGAAAATAAGTGAAATAATAACAGAGTCAAGAAAGCCTACCTTCAAGTTAAACGAAGTGGGAATGAACCATGCTGAGGACATTATCTTCTTTGAGGGTAGTGCTGGCGCATTGCGTGTGATCAATAGTTTTAAATCTTTACCTAAGGAAAAAGATCAGGTGCTGACTATCAAATGGGATGGGCAGATTGGATTGTATGCTGGGCGCACCAATGACGGGCAGTTCATCATGACTGACATGGCTGGTTGGGGAGCAAAAGGATACGACGGCATGTATAAATCTGCCAAGGAGTTCGTGGCGCAAAAATCAGCAAAAGGCGGCAACCCAGAATTCTTAGCAAAAATAACCCAACTGTGGCCTATAGTTGAGTCAGCCTTTCCACCTTCTTTCCGCGGGTTTATCAAGGGTGACATGATGTGGTGGCCAGGTGGTCTCAAGAGCACAGTTAAGCGATGGATATTTGGTGAGGGCACTACCACTTATGAGATTGACAAAACATCAGAGTTAGGCCGCCGTGTAGGTCAAGGAAAAGCGGGGCTAGCAGTTCATGGGTTTTACCCAGCAGAGGTGGCTGGGTCACCTGAAGAAAGAACCGCAGCAGAGCCAGCCCCGCTAAAAAATACAGCAGGGCTAAATCCCAATGGAGCACTATGTATCCTAGGCCCTGAAGTAAAGGTTGAGGGTAATATAGATTTGAGTAAGTCGCTCATTAAAGAAGCAACACAGTATATCAAGCAAAACGCAAAAGTTATTGACTCGTTCTTAGATGCCAACAACTTGAAGGCCCGTAAACTTACTAGCCTGCCTAACATGCTTTACACTTTTGTCAACCAGCAGACACGGATTCGTGATCTTGATCAGTTAGCAGCAAAGTTTCTACCTTGGGTTCAAGCCAACCCTAAGTTGTCTAAACAAATGGCACAAAATGTCATTGCGTATGTGAATGAGAGTGGCAATGCTCTCCAAACTATCTTCAATGTGTTTGACACTGTGACTAAAATCAAGCTAGACATTATCAATCAACTTGACAACGCGAGCACGACAATCTACGCCCACATTGGCGGTGTCAAGGGCGGGGAAGGGTATGTCGCAGCGAGCCCTGACGGGCATATTAAATTAGTTAGCAGGGAACATTTTTCGTCAGCGAATTTCGGTAATCATTAAATGAAGTTAGAGTTTATTGAACATTTGACAGAAGCAAGGATGTTTCGTGACACGAAAGACATCAAGGGGAAATCTGCTGATGAAATAGCCAGCATTGTGTATTTGATGATTATGATGATTGAGATTTTGCGGCACACTAACCCATCGTGGGTCGCTAACTACGCATCGCAAACAACTAACTATAATCCCTACGAAAATATTCACTATGCTGGGACTGATTTGGCTAATCTACTGGCTATCTTGATTCATCAAGACACATTTAGTGGAACTATAAAAATAAATGGTAGTATTAGTTTGCCTATTTTTCAAGTTCAGCGATATTTAAATGCGGTAAAAAGTCAGAGTAAAACAAGTCACAACGATGATGCTAGTTTTTTCTGGCGATTAGAAGAGTATTTACATCTATACAGCAATGGAGCGTTTAGGATATTGCGTAGAGATGTGGGTATTTGGAAAGATTTGTCGTGGGCTGATAAGAATAGAATCATATTGATTCTACGACGAGAAATGGATCGTCACTCATCAAATACTGACATCTACCTGTGGTTCAAATCTAACTTCACCCTTAAAGAATCTGTAAACTACGGGTTGCCTGAGGCAGTGAGCTCACCAGATGATGTTAAGATCACGCTGGCCTACCACGACGAGTTAAATCCAGCACTGTGGGATGGTATGGAACTTCTGCCTGACGTTAAAGAAGCGTTAGGTAAAATAGCAAATAAGTTTTCAGAGTTCATTGATGTCAAGCAAATACAAATAGTTGACTATGTGATTACAGGAAGCAACTGCGCATTTAACTATACTGAGCAATCTGACATTGACATTCATGTGCTAGTGGATGCGACACGGCTTGGCGAAAACCCACTGACCGCGCCTTTCCTAATAGCGAAAAAATCATTGTGGAACTCAGGGCACGACATAACTGTCAAGGGCTACACTACAGAGTTATATGCTGAAGATGTGAACGACGACAAGAATAGCAAACTGGTCGCAACTGGTGTCTACTCGCTGCTGCAGGATCGCTGGCTCAAGAAGCCTACCCAGCAAAAAGTTGAATACAACGATGAGGCAGTGAAAGCGAAAGCGTTTGATGTCATGAGCAGGATTGACGAGTTGATTGATTCGGGCACACAGAACATAGACGATTTAAATCGCATCTGGGACCAGATGAAACGCATGCGCAAAGCAGGGCTTGACTCAGTAGGTGAATTTTCAGTAGAAAACTTGGCCTTCAAGGTGGTGCGAAACTCAGGATATCTTGACACCTTGAGCAACTACGAAAAAAGTCTTGAGGATGAGCAGTTGACATTGGAGAACCAACCTGGAGGTGTAGTATGAACAATGTGAGCAAGATAACACCACTGGCAATGCTGTTTGCGATGTTGGCGGGTTGCTCAACGGTGCCATTACCGTCGTCGGTAACGCCCCCATCCCCAGTTGTAGCAGAGGCACTTACTGCCCCTGACTCTGCTCCAGTAATGATAACCCCTCTGCCTGCTCCAGTTATGACTTTCTCACTAAGTGAGGAGATGCCTGCTATTGAAGAAAACACCAGCGCCGCCCCACCTCCTCCGCCTCCTCTGCCTCCTCCGCCTCCTAAAGTGACAGCGAAACGCAAAGCAGCAGTAAAGATCCGCACTGTGCTAGCACTGAGCAGCGTAGTAGATACACTGGTTAACACGGCCCATGCTGCGACCACTACACAGACAGTGACACAGGAGTTTGACCAAGCTGGCAACCTGAGCAAGAAGGTGGTAGTTGAGACCCGCGGGTCAATCATTGAGAACCTGGTGAAGCTCATTGGTCTACTTACTGGCACCCTTGGGCTCTATGTAGGGTGGCAGAAAATGCGCCCCCAACCTGCTCAAAATACTTGATTTTCACTTAAAGTGATGTTAGACTAAATAATTGATGGTTGTAATTCCTTTGAATCAACGGCAGGCAAGACGGGGCTTCGAAGCCCCCCGCTACACCAAAAGCACTTTAACATGAGCGGTGAAAGTGTTTTTGATGTGGCGGACATGGTGATCGATTGCGTGAAATAGAGGAGACGGCAACTCGGTAATGTGAAAACCGTAGGATTGGGGTAACCTAGTCGAAGAAGCAAAACCAAAGTAAATGCAAAAACATCTACAAACTCTGGTGCTAAAGTGACAGTGGCTAAAGGATTCCGTTTCGGCGGTTCTAAAGTTGCTGCAACTGAAGCAGCATTCGCCTAAACAGCGAATACCAGCGAGGAAACTATTCCTTGTCACCCAAAATAGTAAGAAAGGAGACTTCATGTCTCCTTTCTTTTGACTAGCATAAATACACAATCATGCTAATAGTTGATCTAATCAGAGAATCTTTTGACAGCGAAGTTCCTTACACTGTAGTTCGGGCTACGACTGAACTCTTCACCACCAAAACAGTCATAAACGGCCGGAATATTATTTTCAACTCTGCTGGCTATAACACGGCAAACGGTCGTATTTGGGAAATAGAATTTAGTGAAAGATCAGTAGATCGTGGCACTACCTTTGGGAAAACCGGCAGCGGTGGGGCCATGAAGGTGTTTTCCTTTGTGCTTCAGTCTATAACTGAACTTATTTCAAGAGTTAACCCTGAAATTATAACATTTTCGTCTCACAAAGCAGACGGTAATAGATCTAAACTTTACCAGCGTATGCTTAACCAAGTAAAAATCCCAGGATATCGATCTGTGGAAATGCAGCCGGGTGATAACGCAGATTATTTTCAAATAGTTAGGAACGATGTTACATTAAAAGAACTTGATTTTTTGGAATCCTATCAGCCACCGTCACTTGAAGTTGGTGACGATGTAATGCTGGGAAAATTTAAGAATCGTAAAGCAGAAATCACTGGCTTTAAGAAAGACAAAAATAATCAACCTGTGATCAAAACTACAAAAGGTGATACACAGTTATTCAAACCTCGCGTCAAGAAATTGATGAAAGAGGAAGTTATTGACGAATACGAGAGCGGCACAGACAACAGCAGGAAAATATTTGCCAAGCTAAAAGAGCTAGGGTATGAGAAACTAGGTAGTGGGCAAGATGCAACTGTTTGGTCAAAGGATGAAGCGTCAGTTATTAAAATCTTGATGCCGACTGACAAACCATACAACGCAGAGAATGGATTTCTAACATTTTACAACTTCACTCAACAGCACAAAGATAATCCTAATCTACCCAAGTTTGTCGAGGTGGGTGGCGTGCATCACTCAGTGTTTACCTTGAACGGAACTAACTATCGCCAAATCGCTATGGAGAGATTACAGCCTATTCAAAGTGGAAGTTTTGAGGAAGCTATGGTGTGGATACTTAGCGATTTTGCTGACAAGAGAATGCGGTGGGAAGTGTTAGTTAAAGAATTGACTCGTAACGATTGGTTCGACGGATTGACTGGACCAATGGGTAAGCAAATGCCAGCGATTATTAGTTCAATGTTAAATGATCCGCAGTTCAACGCGACTTACAGTATATTGTTTACCACGATGCAACTGCTTTATTTAACTGGTAAGCAAGCAGGATTAGGTTGGGACTTACACACAGAAAATGTCATGCAGCGTCGTGATGGAACCTTGGTCATTGTAGACCCATTTTTTAGCTAAATTTTATGAAATCGAGTGAATTTATAACAGAAGTTACCATTGACAATGTCAATGGAATAGGGGCAACCCCTAATAATAGTGATGTTGATTACTTTGGTTTGCGTGTTACGATGAAGCCGTTGACCTTTTTGCGAATGGCAACAGAACTCACAGTGGATGCAGACACAGAGAAACGCATACTAGCAATGGCACAATATATACGCGATGGCGGCGCAGTTGGGTCACCATTTTTAACTGTTGATATTCCGGACGAGTGGAAAGATGGAAACCTAACACTGCCAGCCAGAATTGTGGGTCATGAAGGAAGGCACCGTATGGAAGCAATATTGAAGGCTGAAGGCAACAATCCAGTTGAAGTCCATATTTTCTTTCCTGGGTTGCGTCGTAGGGGCATAACAGATGCAATGATTTCTAGACTGAATCAAAGCATTGTTAACCAGAGAACGGCTCTAACATCTGGACCTTGGTTTTCACTAACATTAGCTGAGGCAGTTACTGAAACTGTGAACAACAAAGTGTTCTTCACTGATTTCAATCAAAAAAAGCCTATTCTTGACGGAAAATATGTGCTAGTGGCGTCGGCTGGGTATGTAGGGTATGGATCTAAGAACGGATACAAAAGCGAGCAGTTTCGCATTGTAGCTAAGACCGCAATGGGGGTAGAAGTAGGGTGGGTAAACTTTGAAAACAAAGGTGGTAAACTTGAAGCACTTGATCTATCCATACAGCCAGCCCACCGTCGCAAAGGCATTGCCACTGAAATGTATAAGTTTGCGAGAGAACTAGGCAATGACATTGCTCCTTCTAAACTGCAGACAAGTATGGGTAAGCAGTTTTGGTCACAAAAAAATCACAGTAACTGACAGATTTTTCCAAAAAGGTATAAATAAGTTTATGTAGAGAAAAAGTTTCGCTACAAAAATATTAGGAGAATTTATTATGGCTATTCAGAAAAGATTTAACGGCGACGCTAACGGCGTTGTAAACGGCGATATTAGCTTGGCAGGTATTGCTAGTGCTGGTAAAGTTATTAGCACTGGTATCGGCAAACACCCAACCTTCGTGAAGGTTACTGCTGCTGATATGACAAACGAGTTTGGTGTTGGTGGTGCTGTTGAAACAATCCTCCGCACTATTTGCATTCAAGCAACTGTGTTGGCTTATCAAGTGAACACGACCACTTTGAGCGTGTTGCTTGAATCTTCTGGTTGGGTCGACGATGCTACATTGACCGCTGCTATTGTTGCAGTTGGTAACCGTGCTGCCGATCCGTTAGTACCAGTGACAGCATTTGACTTTACTGCTGCTGTGGCAACGACTGCTGGTGGCTTCCAACTAGTGTAATCGCACTACTTAGTAGAAATACTTGAAAAAGGGACTTCACAGTCCCTTTTTTCATGGCTGCTAACTCTGTGCTAAATACTACACAATGAATCCACTCTATATTTCAGTTGGCTATACACTAGTAGATATTTCAAATACGGGCATTTTGACGGCTAATGAAACCCCGCGACGAAATCAGTGTAGAAACTGGGAGACATTGACACAAGTGTTAGGGCTACGCTCGCAGTTAATGCTACTAACTTCACCTGAGGTCATGCGGCTTGACCTGTCAGAGCTCAAGTTTGGGGAAGATTTTAACGGAACACATCTAGTTTGGATTTTCAAGTTTGGGGTAGAGCAAGAGGGAGTTTTTGGAAACAAATATTCCAAGTATGGCGGTCTTGAGCAAGACTGTGCTAGCGTTCCTGTTATAATAAACTTGAACGAAACTGCTAAACTACTAACCCCAACATTCTGTGTAAGCGGAACGCAGAAGAACATATACTTTCAAGATCTAATAATTTGATTTTGGCTAAATAATAATATGCGTATTATAGAACTGCTCAACTCACTTACTATTCCCATCAACAATGAGGAAAGTGCGGTGCTGGAAAAATTCAATGAGAGTGAAACTATCGCTAAATCCAGCCTTGAACCACGCGAGCAGTTATTGGCTAACGGCTTAGTGACGAAAGATATTTTGACACGGAGAAGAGACCACGATGGCAAAATCGTCTTCACTAAAAAGATTAGATAACTCGGGCGTCACCGTGGATACAATCGTAAAATACGGGCTAAAAAGAGTAACTGATTGGACTCGTCAAGAGTTATCTGAACTACGCTCCAGCAAAGCACCTATCTGCGTAGCGTTAACAAATGGCGATTTCTTAGTTGCCACCTACTTAGTTAAAAAAACTGCGGCTGGGTGGCAAGTAAACGATTTATTATTTAATGACAGACGATGTGCTATATTCTATTGCGCACTAATGCATCTTTCAAAATTTAATGATGCTGACGAAATGATTGAGATAGACCGTAAACTTTATACACTAACTTTTGACAAAAATCTATTTAGATCACGGCTTGACAACGCACATTTAAATCGCGATCAATTCAGAATCGACTTATTTAGCAGTAGATTTGACGAATCTAAAGCAAAACTTACGCAAGTTAAACAAGATTTGGAAAAAACTTTACTTCGCGCTAAATACAATAACCTCCTAGGAACCTTGACATGAAATTATCAAACATGATCCGTAAACCATCATTAGCTAAAATGAACAGAATAACAGAGTCCAGATTTGGATTTTCTATTGATTATGACGCTATCACCTTGCCAAAAGCGCAAGCAATGCGCAGCAAGATTTACGAGACAGTATCTAAAATCCGTAATAGTAGCGCAGTCCATACCGCAGAAAAAAATCCAGAATATTTGGAAATGCTGATTGTGTATGAAGGATTATCGCGCTGGATTGACGGCTACCGCGATCAGCAACAACAGCGTCGAAAATTGAAAGAAGGTGAACTTGGTCAAGCTGAAGCAATGTTAGCAGCTAAAGACATGGTGGATACTACGCAAGACTTTATTGAAAAAGTTGGCAAAATGCAGAATGAACAGTTGCCAGCATTGATCGACTCCATCCGTGATCAGATTGGAAGCGCTCAAGCTGAAGCATTCAAAGCATCGGTTGGCATGGCATTGTCAACATTGTCTCAACAACTTGGTCAAGCTCGCGAAGCATTAGATGCAAGCTCAAGAGCACTAACTGGCGAAGAAGCTCCTCCAATGGGCATGCCTGATCCAAATGCTGGTGCTGGTCCTGACATGGGAATGGACGCTGGAATGGGCGGTGACATGGGTGGGGAAGAACCTGACGAGTTTGGTGGGGTTGATGCCTCTGCTGGTGGCACTGCCGACTTAGGCAGGGAGATGAGATAATTATGAAGATCAAAGAAATCATTTCAGAAGGATTTCGTGACTCTGATCACAGTGTGGCGGGTCCTGACGATATGGATTCAGATTGGGCTGAAGATGATATTGGCTTTGACGATCACGAAGAAGAGTTGGAGATGAACCTTTCCAGCAATGCTGATCAAAAGATGATCAACGCGGTGAAGAAAGTATGCGATATGTATAAAGGTCAAGGTCATGCTCAAGTTGAACTCCTGCCATTCATTACTAAAGTCATTGAGATTGCCAAGAAGCCTGTTAACTTAGCAGACTTGATTGCTATCAACAAAAAATCTCCTGAGATTCAAAGCATGGTTGACAGCATTGACGAGAAGAAGGTTAAGTTCAAGAACATGTCTGTTAAGAACGAAGACCCAAACAAAGCAGCAGAGAAGAAAGACGCTACTGTAGGTAGTATGGCGGGCAGAGCAGCCAGCCGCAATCGTGGACTATAATGAAAATATCTGAAATCATTTGTGAAGATGAAAGTGCTGAATCCCAATTAGCTGGCTCTGATTTGGATTCCAACTTACTGCCAGTGCTAATGTTCCTTAAAAAACAGAGTGATGATAGAAAAGTTATCCCAAAACTACGGACTGACAGTTTGATTCAACTCGTGCAAAATTCTGGGGACTTGTCGTTCTCCTATGATGATTTAGTAGCAGCACACGAACATAGTGATGCAGTTAAAGAGCTAATCAGTTCATTCAATGAGGATGAGGTCACTTTAAAATCAGGTAACGGTGATGACGAGGAAGAACACGAAAGCGAAGGTCCTGCACAAGATCCGCAAGCAGTTGTTCATAGTATGGCTCAAAAAGCTCGTAATAATAGAGAACAGTAACAGCCAAAAGTGTTGCTATTTGTAACACAATGTTGTTAAAATGCTAATATATGGCATCATTCAACTACACTCCCCTAAGTAGGGAAAACATAAACGGTAAACGACATTATTTGACACCAGATGGCAGGAAACTACCTTCAGTGACAACTATACTTGAAGCTACTAAATCACAAGAAAAGATAGACGCTCTCAACAACTGGCGAAAACGAGTAGGTCCGGCCGCAGCTCAAGTCATTACTACAGAAGCCGCAGGAACCGGCACAGTTATGCATAAAATGTTAGAAGAGCATTGCCTAGGTAAATCCAAACCTCCCGGATCAAATATCGTCCAAAAAACAGCTTGGCCAATGGCGCAGCAGATTATTCAAAATGGGCTGGTTCATATGAACGAAGTCTGGGGTAACGAAATATCACTTTACTATCCTGAGTTATATGCTGGGTCAACAGACTTGGCAGGAATATGGAAAGGCAAAGAATCTATTCTTGATTTTAAGCAAACAAATAAGCCTAAGAAAAAAGAGTATATTGATGATTATTTCATACAGTTAGCAGCATACTCTCAAGCACACAATGCTATATATGGGACTAATATTCGGCAAGGTGTCATTTTAATGTGTAGTCGTGCCTGTGAATATCAAGAATTCGTCATTGAGGGCGAAGAGTTTGATTACTGGGTAGACCAATGGTGGGATAAAGTCGAAAAATATTACAGAAAAAAATGCTAAATACGAGATAGTTCAAGGAATATCAAATTGGCAATCATTCAAATATCTCAAATTAAACATCGTAGGGGGCTTGAAGAAAACTTACCTCCTGCCCTGGGCAGTGGTGAATTAGGATGGGCGCAAGATTCACAACGATTATTCATTGGCAACGGTCTCATTGAAGAGGGCGCCCCTCAGCTTGGTAATACTGAAATCTTAACAGAGCACAGTAATGTGCTAGAACTCAGTGGTTCTTATACTTTTAAAGGTTCGCGGGCTACTTACAATGTGGCAACGAAGCATTTATCCACACTGACTGAAGACTTTTTAGCCCCAACCCCACGATCAGTTGGTGATAAGTTAGATGATAATGCAAATATCCGTGACTTTGGTGGGATAGGAAATGCAGGCACTAGCACACTAACCAAGGGTGATTTGACGGCGATAAACTATGCGATAGAGCAATTGTATAATTCCACATTACTTTCATCTGAATCAAGAGTTCGGCGTTCGCTCCATTTTCCGTCTGGAATTTATGTGTTAGCAGGAACTGAGCAGCAGGATTATATCCATTTACTGCCACATGTAAAATTAGAGGGCGCTGGTAAAAATTCTACCTTTATCATTCAAGTTAACCCTGCTGCTGAGTGTGTTATAAAAGCAGAGACTAATGGCGCTATGGCAGCCACTGGGTTAGACATTTCAGGAATAACTTTTATAACTGTCCCTAATATTGATATCTTTATAGCTGATGCAGTTACTGATTGCAGATTTGACAATGTTAGATTTCAGAAAATGAATTGGTCGTTAGCTACTGCTCCAATTCCACTGATATCAATGAGTGATACACCATACACAGCCATATCTCCTACACTAACTGGTTACCCTACCTGTGTCAAGGTTAATCGCAATGTGGAAAATATTAGTTTCAATCAATGCGATTTTGTTGGACACTACTCAGCAGTTCACACTGGAGTATTGCCTACCCAAATATCTGACCTTACATTTAGCAGATGTTTATTTACAAAGTTATACACTGGGTTGGTTTTTGGAATAAATGAGCAAACAACTTCAGTTGGGGCAGTTATGTCTGACGGTAATGGGACGACTTGCATTGGTGTTCAAGTCGTTAACTCGGTGTTCGACGAAATAACGGCGCAAGCGATTATTGGGGATAATGCGCCATTCAACCAGGTTGGCGGCATCATCGGTTCGGGAAACACTTATCGTAATGTAGGTTCAGGGTTAGTTACCGCTATAGATTTAAGTGGTGACAACTGCTACAGCATTGGTGATATCTTCCCTAGCACGCCACTTACTGTAAACTTTAACGACAAAAAATGTTTTGCCACTCTGCCAAACGGTCAACTTAGACTTGGAACCCAGCATTATGTCGGTGGCAGTGATATCATGTTGCCAATAAATACTCCAGCATACGCACTAGCTGGTGTGGTAGGTTTTAAAAACTACCCAACTATAGTAGAATACACAGTGATTCGCTATGGGGAGCAGCGTGTAGGAAGTTTAAAGATAGCTCCAGTTGGGTCTACACTCGCATACTCTGATGATTATGTTGAGACTGCTGATAGCGGAGTGATTTTGAAGCCACAGTTATCAGCCGGTGGTGAAACTGTAGAACTGTATTATAGTGCTGGTAATGAATCGGTGTTAAAAATAGCAAGTAGAACGCTGACTGGCATTGACAATGTTCCGGCACCCGTATTGACTGCTCCGGATGCTCCAACTAATGTTACAGTCACAGCAATTTAAGTTTTAAGGAATATCTATGTCAGTCCATTCAGTTTTAGTTAACGCAACCCAGCCAGCAAGTGATGGCGGTTCTCCTATCACTTCATACACAGCGACAGCAGTTAATACAACTTTCCCAGTGGCTCCAGTAACCTCGCCTACTCTACCTATAACTGTAGATGGGCTTCAAGATGGATATCAATATGAGGTTACCGTGCATGCTACTAATGTCATTGGTGTTAGCCCTGAATCAGCACCGCCTACTACTTACCTGTATGTTGTTCCGCCAGATCCAGTTATCAATGTAAATTTGGTTATACCTCAAGGCAATGCTGGTAACATAGTACAATCTATTATAAACTTTGACAACCCAGCATTTACTGGCGGGGCACCTATTACATCATACAATGTAAGTTTTGAGGATGTGGGCGGCAATATCACTCCCCAAACGTCAACTGTGACTGCCACTAATTCACCGCTCTATGTGGATTTTACAATTCCATCTACTACTGTGGATTATCAAGTTTCAATAAGCCCAGTAAATTCAGCTGGCGCAGGTATTTCTGCGTTATCCAGTCCATTCACAGTAGTTCCTCTTTAACTATACCTCACAATGACAATGTGGACTTTGCGATCTGAAGATCGTCTCCATGAGTGGAAACTGTTCCGCTCATCCCTTGACGCCTTAACTTTTGAGCAGGCATTACAAAAAACCGTGACACTATGGAGTTTTGCTCCAATAGTAGCTCACTACCTTGACAGGATAGATCCAGCACAATGGCCCACACCTTGGGAGTTAGTGTCAGAAAACAATTTTGATGATATTGGTAAAGCAGTAGGGATGATTTATACCCTATCTTTGTCATCTCACAGAAAAAACCACTCTTTTCAGCTGCTGTCAGCCAGCACAAATTCAGGATTGGAAAATTACAATTTAGTCTCGATTGACGAAGGGAAATATATACTTAATTTCACTTTCAATGAAGTGATAAGTAATTCACAGATAGACACTATTTTAACCACCACAAAGATTTACACTGAATTAGATTTAAAACTTTCCAACTACTAATCATTTGGTTGTGAAACCTTTCACTGAAGTTTTAAAATAGTAATTATCTGCAGCATACAACATAATTTTAACAAGGAAAATAAAAATGACGACACGGTTTATTGATGCATTCTCGGAAGAAAACTGGATTAACACTTACAAAAACTATAAAGATACTACGGTAGATGACACATTTAAAAGAGTAGCCAAAGCTATTGCATCAGTTGAGACTACTGAAGAAAAGCGATTAGAATGGGAAGAAAAGTTTTTAGATATGCTGACAGATTTTAAGGGCACTGCTGGCGGTAGAACTTACTCAAACGCTGGCACGGAATGGACTGGCACTACACTGATCAACTGTTTCGTTGCACCGCGCACCGGAACAGATTTGGATAGCTTGGATCAGATCGTTAACGACTTAAAGAATCAGACCTTCACCTTGAAGTCAGAAGGCGGGTGGGGGCAAAACTTTAGTTGGATTAGACCGCGCGGCACATTTATTCATGGTATTGGTGTAGATACCCCTGGCGCAGTAAAGTTTATGGAACTGTATGACAAAGCATCTGAGATTATTACATCTGGTGCTGGTAAGAAATCTAAGCATCACAAAGCAAAGGGTAAGATTAGAAAAGGGGCTATGATGGGAGTTTTGGACTGCCTTGCCGGAACGACTCCAATTAATACTATTAACGGAAAAATTGAAATCAAAGATTTAGTTGGAAAAAACCCATATCTATATTGTACTGATGGTAATGGTAATGTGAAAATTCGGCAGGCAGATCTGGTTTGGTCGAAGGGAATTAGAAAAACGATTAGAGTAAAATTTGATAATGATGATTTTATTGAGTGTACACCTGACCACCAATTTATGCTGTCTGATGGAACTTTTATCGCTGCGAGTAAACTTAAAAAAGGTCATAGTTTAGCTGCATTGACAAAAGTTTTGCAGGATAACTATTTGCAGTTGGGAGTTGCCAGGTACAGAAATAAAATAGCAGAGCATAACGCAATTTATGAAATGAAGTATGGGGCATACCCGACAGTGTTGGGGTGTACTGATCGAACAGGATTGGGTGAGAACTTAACAATTGCACATCACGCTAATCATAATTCATTGGATAATTCTCCAGATAACATAGTATCAATGACATTAAGCGAGCATTCAGCTCACCATGGCGATCTATTAGAAGAACATAGAAAGCGCATCGCAAAAGAACGAAAAGGGAAAAGTTGGGATGAGTATTATGGTGTAGAAAAAGCAGCTATTATTAGGGAACGATACAGTAGCAAGCGAAGAGGAAAAGCTACTTGGAATAAAGGGTTAACGGGCGATAATTACAAAGAGCATTACTCAAGCGGGTTTTCAAACCAGTTTGTTGAAAATGCCAACCATAAAGTCACTGAAGTAGTTGACTGCGGTGATCAAGAAGTTTTTGATATTTCAATGCCAGCACCGTATCATAATTTTGCTGCTAATGGAGTTTTTATACATAATTGTACCCACCCTGATATTATTGAGTTTATTACAGCCAAGCAGCAAGCTGGTAGATTGACAAAGTTTAACATTTCAGTTAACTGCACTGACGAGTTCATGAACAAGTTAATCAAAATTCAAGAACTGAAAGACGCTGGCCAACCCTTTGAAGAGGAAGATAAGTGGGTGCTACGATTCCCAGACACGACCTGCCCAGAATACAAGCCACAATGGGATGGCAATCTCACAGTGTGGGAAAGTAAAGGGTTGCCAGTTGTAGAGCATCAGACAATCTCCGCTACCTGGTTGTGGAACTTGATTATGGAATCTACTTACAACCGCGCCGAACCAGGTGTACTGTTTTTAGATCGTGCGAATGACTACAACCCAGCAAACTACATTGAACACATCAGTGCCACCAATCCTTGCTTGCGTGGTGATGTGGAAGTGTCAACATTAACTGGTAAAATGCCTATTTCTGAGGTAGTATCAAAATTTGATAAGGGGCGTGAAATTTTTGTTCCCACCTTTAATGAGACTACTAAAACAATTGAACTTGAAAGGGTAGTTAAAGCATGGTGTACTTCACCTGATCGTGAATTATTAGAAATAGTATTTTCAGATGGTAAGAAAATTCAAGTAACTCCTGAACATAAAATTTTCACAACAAATCGGGGATATGTCAACGCTTGCGAGTTAACTGAGGATGATGATATTGTAACTGAGTGAATATTTTTAAGTGAACTGCCATTGGTAGTTCACAAAGTATTTTGGGTCATTTGAAAATTTAAATAAGGAACTTAAAAATGGTGAAAATGGTAAGTAAGTCTCGCATTGAAAATGCAGCGGTATATGATTTAACTACGGAGAAAAATCATAACTTTTTTGGAAACGGAATTCTTGTTCATAACTGTGGTTAATGTTGGCCTCAGTATAATCATTGGGTGAATTCGGTGAACCCGTATAGGCAATACCGAGCTAAGTTAGGGAACTGATTAATAGTACCTAAAAAGTGTAGAGACTAGAGTGTGACAATCAGATGAATAATCACTCCACGAGCGCCCAACATTTAACTAATGTAAGTTGAATGAAGATATAGTCCGATACTCCTTAGAAATGAGGAGAGATAGAGATAAAGAGCTCTATTGTAACAATTTGGAACAAACATTAGCTCCAGGTGGCGTCTGCTGTCTTGGATCATTGAACTTGACTCAATTTGTCAAACCATCTGGTGAGTTTGACTTTGCCAAGTTTGAAAAATATACTGCCTACATGGTAAGATTCTTAGATAATGTGAACGAATACTCTGACGCACCATTGCCTGAATACGTTGACTCTATGCGTAACAAGCGCCGCGTTGGGGTAGGTATTATGGGATGGGGATCTATGCTGCTGATGATGAAGATCAAGTTTGGTAGCGAGAAGGCTGGACAGTTGCGTGACAAAATCATGAAAATGCTTGCTCAAACTACCTACAAAGCATCCATTGATTTGGCAGTTGAGAAGGGAATGTTCAAGTATTGCGACCCAGTAAAACATGCTGCTGGTAAGTTTGCCAATTCTCTTGACTTGTCTGAAGAATATATGGAGAAACTTCGCACCACTGGTATTAGAAACAGCTCACTAATCTCTGTTCAACCAACTGGTAATTGTCAGACGGCCGATACAAAAATCATCACAAGCAACGGGGAAGTAACTATCGGGGAAATGGTCGGTAAGGATAATCTCGACGCACCAGAAGGTGTGACGATTCAACTTCATACTCCGATGTTGGTGGATACTTTACACGGTCAAGAATCAGTTACTCAGGTTTATGTGAATGGTCACCACGAGGTGTTTAGTGTTAAAACTGTAAACGGCGATGAAGTAAAATCTACTGGAAACCACCGGTATTTGGTGCGTGTAAACGAAACTACTGCGGAATGGGTTCCGGTGTGTGATTTACGTCCAGGTATGCATATTTTATCAAAGTAAATTCTGGTTCAGCCTATCTTAATCATAAATAACATTACAATAGGCTGAATGCGAAGAACACATATGGCGTTAACAAAACAATATTAGCAGATGAAAAATACACAGATGATATGCATAAACTTGATTTAGCGCGATCATTAGGGTATACTGTCATTGTTGTATGGAGTGACGACTTACCTACATATGATGAAATCATCAACAAAATTTTTAACAAGGAAAACAATAAATGTATGAACAGGTAGACATTACCGGTCTTAAATTAACCGAAAAAACAATCATGTCAGTGACCAGTGTTGGACTACATCCAACATTTGACATAACTGTACCCAACGCACAGCATTATGTGTTATCAAACGGGATTATATCTCACAACACTGCTATCGTGGCAAACATTGTGTCAGGTGGACTTGAACCAATCTTTATGCCAGAATATATCCGCACAGTGATTGTAAATAACATGCCACCTGAAATCGCTGATGTAACGCCTAAGTGGTTTGAGGGTGAGTGGTTTGAAACTTCAATGTTTAAGTTTACTAAAGAAGGTGACGAGGAAATCTTGCGTGGTGAGCATAATGGAACGGTATACAAGATTGACAAAAATCGCGGCTTGCTTAAAGAAGTGGAATGCAAGGACTATGCGGTTAGATACTTGGAAGGTAAAAACGAGTGGGACCCAACTGCCGACTATGTTGCCACAGCGTTATCTGGTCTTACCGCAGAAGATCACCTTACTGACTTGATTGGATTTACCCGCTACATTGACTCAGCCGCATCCAAGACTATTAACCTGCCATTTGAATACACGTTTGATCAGTTCAAAGATATCTACATGACATGTTACAAGGCTGGGCATGTCAAGGGCGTTACTACTTATCGTTCAGGAACGATGACTGCAGTGTTAAGCTCTAAAGAGAACTCAACTAATGGGTATGATGAGGAAGTTATTTTAGATAGTGTTAAGATGAGTAACTCTTCAGAAGCAACAATGAAAGTGCTAAAGGCTGAAGGCAGAAAGTGGTATATGACTGTAGTATGGAACGAAACAAAAACTCGACCATTCGCTCTATTCGTTCAAACTAACCATTCAGAGAAAACCGTTACGACTCATGATGCTATAGATCGTATGTTAGAGCTGGGTAAGGTTAAAGGGATACCTGAATCGTTTTTGCACGATGTTAAGGAAAAAGTTGCGGCAGATAACAATGCTACTAAGATTACTCGTGTTCTTAGTTTGCTGTTGCGTCATGGTGTTGCTATTAAAAATATTGTTAACACTCTTGAACAGATCGACAATGTCATTGTTGGCTCATTCTTATTCCAAATCAAGAAATATTTGGCATCGTTTATCAAGGACGGTGAAAAAGTTGAAGATGAAAAATGTCTTGAATGTGGTGCGGCAACTGTAGTTTATCAAGAAGGATGTAAGGTCTGTATTACCTGCGGTAGCAGCAAGTGCGGCTGAAATGGAATACGACACTTTTTTCAAAGTGTTTTTGGATGAAATGCCGTGGAGAGTATCTGGTAACAATGATTTTTCGGCGCAACTTGAAATGTTGTGTGAGACAATAGAATACGAAAACGAAGTTACTGAGGTATCTCCCGGCATTTTTAAGGTTACTGCTGATGATCAATACACTTATTGGGCTGGTAACTTGGCAGCAACTAATGTATCCATTATTGTTGATGCCATAGTTATTGGAAACTATTGCAAGGTAACGCTGACATCTAAAAATCCGAGTCTGGCTGGCAACCCGCCATTTGCAAGTGATTTATACTTAGGTATAATGCATGATTTGCATAAACGAAATATTATGTTTGCTAGCGATAGCATTGTGAGTGATAATGCAGTAAATCTTTGGGTTAGATTATTGGATATTGGTAAAAAGTTATCAGTATTTGATACATCACAACCCCAATATGCTCTTACTCCCATTACTACCAAAGACGAGCTATTAACTTATGTGGGCGATGACTCATATCAAAAATATATATTTGTTTTGTCAGAAAATATGGAGTGTTGGACTGGGATCAACCATGCCGTTAGCATTATGGAACTAAAACGAAAATCAGGATACCCGCTAACTGAAATGTTTGAGCGGTTTAACTCAGAGTTAATTATAAGAAGGAAGAAAAATGTTAGTAAATAAAAAATACGCCACTGGTTCAGTAGTATCGATGAAGTTGGTTAACGGCGATGAGTTTGTTGCCAAACTGATAGACGAGACTCCTACTGAGTATAAAGTAGAGCAGCCAATGACAATAATTCCAGCTCAATCTGGGATTAGACTGATCCCGTCTATGTTTACTGTAGAGCCAGGGCAGGTGTTTGAGATTGATAAGTCTCATATTATGATGCATAATGCTGCGGCTGATCAAGTAGCTGATCACTATCGTGAACTTACAACAGGCATCAAGACTGTGCGTAACGAAAGCAAAATAATCTTGTGACACGAGACCACCTTGGATAAATATAGTGACTAAATTTTAATTACCATAAATAACCATATAACTTCAATATAATTTATATATGGCAAACTTAAAACATTAAATAAACTATATAATCCAATATAATTTATGACTCAATTAGTTCTTAAATCATTCAAATACCGAATCTATCCCACTAAGGAACAGTCTAGTTTTCTGGACCGTAACTTTGGTGCAGTTAGATATCTCTGGAACCAATTCGTTGCATCTTTTAATCATAATTTTATTGGTCCTTGTTTACCACAAGACGAAAAGTTCATTAAAGACCTATCTACTAGAGATTGGACATGTCTTAGTTGCAATACTAAACATGATCGAGATCTAAATGCTTCAGTAAACATTTTGAATAAAGGTCTAGATGATCTTTATAGTTTAACATCGGACGAATTAGCCGATTACAGACGTCGAGAGTCAGTAAATCCTAAAGTAGAAATACCAAAGGTAGATTCATTGAAACGTCTAGTCAGTTTTATAGATTTTTATAAAACGGCATAATTATTTAATAACCAGGAAAAATATGCTACCATCAACAATACTTAACACAAAATCTGGCACATTTGAAATAACAGACGACGGGTTAGAAACTGTTACTGTCAATGGGCCTGACGGTAATGGCATGGCAATTTTTAAATACCCTACCAACGGAAGTCCAGTATGGCCAACCGTAAATGAATGGCAATGTCAAGCAAATATGTCAGCTTACCAATTTTGCTATTCGTGGTCATCTGATAATATTAACGAGTTGCGAAATACTGAATTATTAAGGCACAATGAAACTTTTTTAAGGCACAATGAAATTTTTGTAGCTAATACAAACACCTTGTATGACTTGCGCGATGATATACGCGCAGTAAAACACCGTGCTGTTAACGTTGATGCTGGTATTTACACACAGAAGGCATGCTGGGAAACTGGATGCGATGAAAACACCAGCCTTAGAAAATATTTTATGGAAACGAGCCCAGCCAATCCAGCAATAAGTAGCGGAGCACAAACATTGTCTGATGAGTATGTGACATCTAAATCTCATAGTTTTTCCACACACAATCATACTATTGACGTGGCTAATGATATACCTCAAGTTACCCCTCGCACGAGCGGTTCTGTTTAATAAGGATTATTATGTCAGGAGCATTTCGAACTGGTGACTTTGATGATGATGACGATATAATGCTCTCTGGATCGCAAAATGTCATTACTAACGGTAGATTACAATGCAGGTCTGGTGATTTTGACGACGACGACGATTTAATGATCTCTGGATCAGTTACTGTAATAACAAATGGCAGGTTAACTTGCAGAATAGGAGACTTTGATGATGATGATGATGCGGCTATATCTGGGTCTCAAAATGTCATTGTTGGAAGCCAAACATTTCCAGTGTTAGCGGTAGCAGTAGTGGTTGAACCTGGTGTTACAAGCGTGGGTGGTGTTCATGTTTACGATAACTCTGCACCCGGTCAAGCAGCAGCTCGCCGTGATGAAAATGCGTTTGATCCTTTAC